ATGCGTCTAACCACCATTATCTTGGTGTTAATCGCTGGTGTATTAGTTAGTGTTACCACTGGATTGACTCCATCAACACTAAATTCTGCCGGTAGTGTAATATCTCCTTCTGGACTGTCCAAATCATTGCTTGGATTGAAGGAACTTATCGCATTTTTGCGTAATCTACGCCCACCTACAAAAACTTCAAATTCGTTTACGTTATTTGGAACAAAGTCTACAGTTACAGCTCTAGTTGAGCCATCTGCTGTAAATGTCTGTGTTCTCATCTCATCTTTATAAGGTACAGTCTGGTAAACACTCTGATCAATCACCTGTGTTCCTGCTGTGTGTATTGTTTTAATACCTGTTCCTAGTGTACCTCTGCGTAACTGTCTTAGAGCACCATCTTCTTTTAGATAGTATTCAATACGTTCTCCGCCAATGAATACAATGCCCGGAATACCTTTATCTCTGTTTGGCTGTGGTAAGCTATCTGCGTTTGTTACAAATATCTTAGTATCATACCAGTTTAAGTTGTTTGCTAATGTGTACTCTACATCATCACCTAAACGTTTAAAGTGCGTTCTGTTCAACATATCTTTAAACTGTCTGTAACCAAACTTACCAACTATTGTGCTGTTTGAGAAGTGTATCAACTCTATAACGTCATTAGCATTAAGATCTACTACAACTCTAATAGTTTGCTTATCATCTTGTAAGTAATAATCAACACTTGGAGTTAATAAATCACCGTTTACTACTAACCACACATATTCAGCATCAATGGCCGCTTTGCGTAATTTAATAATACCATTTGTAAGCTGATGATATTCTGTGTAATTATCTGTACCAACTGTAATTGGGTTACGTGTAACTATGTCTAAGTTAATTCTTTCAATTTTTCTTACATCATGATTAGTTAACTGGTAAACAATTACACTTTCATTGTTTGCAGGAGCAGTATCAAGATAAACTTTACCTGGAGTTTCAACCCATAATCCGTTTCCGTCCAAGTAACCAAATGCGTACTCGCCGCCATCAATTACATATACATCTAACACATCACCATCATTACCTACGTCAGCAAATAATTCTACTGAAGCATTAAACGTATTCCAGTTCCAACTTGTTGACAATGTAATTTCTGTTCCGTTTAGGAACACTCTAACTTGGTTTGCACCAACACCAGCTTGAGTAATTTGATAATCTTTTAATTGATATTCTCTTACTGCTGTTGTTACGTTAAACTGTTGATTGTATCCTGCCTTTAATATTTTGTTTCCAACCTTAACAATTACATTATGTTCTAATGGTTTTTGGTTAAGTGGAGTTTGTGCAAGAGCAAATTCTTTGTTTGTTCCATCACCTGTAAATATATCTGTTGCAATCTGTGAGAATGATTTACTTTCACTATCAAATATTGCATACTGTATTATTGTACTGTTAGCAGGTGCTTGACCTAACTTGAATACACACATTCCTTTTTGTGCATAAGTTCCATCTGTTTCTGCCATATCAACGTTAGTTGTTTCTCCGTCAACTGTTAAGAAGAAACTTAATGTTGGTTTAAATTTAATACTTGTTACAAATTGTGCAGTTGAACCGTCACCTACAAATTGATCAACGTCAAGTATTTTCTCACCGTTATTACTCATTGTAATAATATGTACTTGCTGTTTGTCGCCTGGAGCAGTTGTTAACTTTAATTTTTTATTCTGATAGTCAACTGTAAATTCAGTGTGAGCTAGAATAGTGCCATGTACTTTTACCCAGACATCTTTTTGACTCATTGGTACGTAATTAATATCAAAGTCTTTGTTTGTTCCGTCACCTAAATAGTTGTAACTGTGTAATACACTTGAACCGTCACCAGTTCTTTCATAAACTTTAATATCCAACGTATCTAATACTTGTCCTGGAACAAGTTCTTCAGGACCTTTAGAAGTTAATGGAGTAACAAATCCGTCACCGTCAATAACAATTTCTTCTGCGTTAATACCTTTGGCAGTAGCATAAGCTAGGTCACCACCTTGTACTAACGTATCATATCCATCTGGATCTGGAATAAATGATCCATCACTTGTTGCTTTTCTAATTACAATAACATCATTTGCTACTGTTGGAATCTTTTCTTCATCAAGGTGTATTGTTGTTTGTCCTGATCCTGTAATGCTTTGCATAACAGCATTAACATTTGTAGGAACTGTTGAACCATCATATTGTGGATCGTCAACTCTAACACCATTTTTGTATACGTTATATACTACACCATTCTCTAATGGTTTAGCAAGTGCAAATACATTTGTACTTCCGTCTAGTGTAAAGACTTCATCTTCATATGTATTATCATAAGTGTCCCAAGTTGTTGTGTAGTAAGGATCACTAGCCCAACCTGTTCCTGCACCAAACGTGAAACTCTTAACTTCAATTCCACCGTAGTCAATACCGTCCATTAACTGTGATACATCATTACCTAACATACCTGTTGTTGGGCTATAGAACAAGTTAATTCTATCCTGTGCCTGTAACATAGTAATAGCTTTAGAATACTTAACAACGATCACAGCATTATTTGCCGGAGGTTCACTGAATACAATTTGACCTTTGTTTCTTATGTAAGTCTTATCTGTGTATTCAACGTTGCTGTAAGTGTATTCACTTTGTAATGATTCAACACCATCTACAGTAACTTCTACCAAAGTTTTTCTTAAATCCATTGGCCATGTTAGGTTGAATGTAGTTTTACTTCCTGTACCTGTAAAGTTTTCTGTTTGTGTTAGTGTAGTAATTAAGAACGTTCCTGTAACTCTATCAAACTTAGATACATGATGTAATGCTCTAACTTTACTATTTCCTAGCTGTGCTGATACTACTGCTGGTATTGATCCATTTGATTGTGTTCCTTCAATAGTAACTGTAGGAGCACTTAGGTATCCGCTACCTGGATTTGTAACTGTAATGTATTTTATTGATCCACCTGTACCAAGTGTAGCTGTTGCAGTTGCACCGGATCCGCCACCGCCTGCAAATTTAACTAATGGTACATCTAAGTAACCTGTTCCACCGTTCTTGATATTAACCTTTAATACTTCAAAGCCTACATTGTCAGCCCAGTACTTGTTAGGATAGTCTACAATGTTTGCATCTTGTCCATAGATTACATCATCTTTAACTTTTAAACTTGAAGGTACAATCTTACCATCATCGCTACTGTAAGCTGGTGGTATATCAAAGTCTGTTACACCTGTTCCTGTTGGATCTGTTTTAGTGTAAGAACTTATGTATTCTCTAATTTTAGTTTTGTATGGTTTAGCTTCATTAACAAAATCCTCATAACTTGGTAAGCTGTCATTTTCAAAAGTAATTTTTTGTGTTAAATCACCTGCGTTATGTTTAGCTTTAAGGAATGAAGTTTTAAATGCCCAGTCAACGTTTGGTTGTTCAGCAAAAGCATACCTTACACTTGCAAAGAATAGTTTGTTGTATTCTACATCAAGCTCGTTTATAAAGATATCATCTCTCAATGCTGTTAAGATTTTTCTTAACTCTAATGTAGGTTGATCGTCATAGAATGAAGTATCATAACTTAATCCATCGTAACCAATGTTACTACTTGCTGGATCATATAGTGCCGACGATAATTCTATAGTTCCGTTTTCTCTACCAACAGTTTTATATTTTGTTGTATAGTCTGCACCGTTATCGCTAATCTTTTCTAGTAGCAACCAGCCACCTGATCCTATTGTACTAATTTTTACAATATCACCTACATCATCATTTAATCCTTCTAGCTCATATGAGTAATCAACTAGGAAGTTAATGTCTGTAAATTCGCTGTAACCTGTATCATACCAATCAATATAACTCCACCATTTAGTAGTGTCGTAACTTTGACTTGAAGTTCTTTCCCAAAGTTTAGTTGTGTTATTGTAGGCATATATAGCCCATTTGTTACTAACAGTTTCGTCAGCAGTAACAAGCACACTATATTTTCTTACTTCTAATGTTGTTGTGCTAGGATATCCTGAACCTGAATTTTTAACAGTAGCACTTGTAATAGTACCTGCTGTATTCATTTCAAGTATAATCTCTGCACCACTTCCGTTGCCTACAAGTCCAAAGTCATATGTTGGAACTGTAACGTATCCTTTACCACCATTTGTAACTTCAACTCTTAATAATTTGCCGTTTTCAAATACAGGCGTTAGTACTGCTGGAATAACATTTGATACTCCAACAAATTGTAGTTCTGCATTTGTAGTAACTGACTTATCAAAAGTTCTGCTTAATAATGTTGGTGTAGGATCTTTGCTTAAGAAAGCAGTTAAATCTAGTTCGTCAACAATTAAATTTTCTTTCAGTGATCTGTTAGCTCTTTCAACAGTTTGTTTTAGAGCTTCTACACGGTTTTTAAACATACCTTGTCTTGGTCTGTCTAGTATACCATATTTTTGTTTTTCACTTAAGATAGTGTCTGGCACCGGTCTTTCGTTAGTGTCAACACCAATTAAACTGTCATACCATTTACGTTCAATATCTGCATTTGGTTTGCTTGTACCTAAACCTTCTGAAAGCAGTTGATATTGATTATGTATATTAATCTGTTTGTTATCAATCTTCCAATAACGGAAATTAATAGCATTGTCTGGTCCACTTACAAGTGATTCACAGTTGTATAATCCAAATTTATCATTTCCGTAAAGTGCAACAAATTTTTGACCCATTGCCATCGGATCTGAAATTAATTGTGATACGTCATAAGCAGAAGTTTTTCTCCACTCTACATTCGGAATAATTTTTTTGTCTTTAACCCAATAGTAATACTTGTTGCTAAATCCTTTTGATATTGGATCATAAACTTGTATTTGTACAAAAGTGTTTACGTCTTTAGCTGTACCACTTATACCTTTTGCAAGTCCTTCTTCTGTATCTGTTGTTGCGTTCCATTGTGTAGGAGTAAGTGTGCTTTCAATCCACTCATAAACATCAATACTTGCACCTGTGAATAATTTATTCCAGTTAGCTGTATTGTAAATTATATTTCCTTGGTATGGATTTACAAATTTAGCTGTGCTTATATCCCACCATAGTCTGCCAACGTTTGCATCATTCCAGTAGTTATCTGGATCAATTACAGTTGTTGGTGTGTTAGTTCCGTTAGTATAAACAGCAGGATCGTAATGTGTTTTATAAGTTAATTCTTCTTCGGCCGCACCTGCAATTTTTCCTTGTATAGGATCAATGTAATCTATTTGTTGTGCTACAGGGTTTGGTCCCATAGTGTAAATAAACACACCTCTAAACTTGCTCAAGTCAACTTGGTCAGTTGGTTGATGTAAAGTTTTCCAAGGTAGAACTCCTCTATCTCTCTTGTAATCTAACAACGTACCTATAAAGTTATTGTCAGTTACGGAAAGTTCTGGCATTGGAACATAAACGTGATTCTCGTTGAATAATAAGTATTCGCCGAATCTTTCTACTGAAGCATTTTTATAATTAAACTTCTCTGCATATAATAATTTGTTTTGTACTTTCTGATACAAGAACACTTGTCCACTATCTGTGTTTACACTTTCAAACTGTGTTAAGTTATTATCAAATGTAGTTGACAACACATCAAACGTTGTGCTTGTTACAAGGTCTCCACCTTTAGAACTTACAATTAAATCATTGCCTTCAAAGTCTACTGCGGCTCCAAATCTTTCTGCTACGTCATTCTCAGGACTAAACAATGTTTGTGTTTCACTGAACACACCATCAACACTTGTATAAATGAATACCTTACCATTGTTATCTGCACGGGTATCGTCTTGCGGTGCACCAATGGCTAACATATCTCCTACGTCATTTAAGCTAACTGCACTTCCATATTTTATTCCAACACTTGGTGCAGGAATCATCTGTGAAAATTCATAGTGTCCGTTATTAATTCTGTAAATTATAATCTTAGGATCACTGTTATTAAAGTCTGCCACAGTTGCAAGTACGTCTCCGAATTTACTTACTGAGAACGGATGTGCATACTGTATTAAGTTTGCTTTATCAAATGTACTGTCATCAGTTACTGTTAGTCCTGTGTCGTTTGGAATGTAGCCAATGTAGTCTATGTTGTTTGCTAACAATCTCCAGTAACTTAGATTAAACGCACCTGGTGTTAGGTTAGTGTCTGACTGATAGAAGCTACCTTGATATAAAACAATATCGTTTGTGTAATACGTTTGTGCGGCATCATATTCGCCTCTAAAGAATTGGTTCTTACTTCTACCCCATTCATATTCTGTACCGTCTGTATCTGTACCGTGATTAACAAAGTGTATTCTACCGCTGTTGCTTACATTTAAACTTCCTGGAGCACTAATAAACAATCTGTAAAAATCATTTGTAGTATTTGATTTTTGTAATTCTATTTGTGTACCTAGATATCTGTTATTATCTCTTTGTGGATTTGTGTAACCATGTTGGTAACTAAACAATCCTGTACCCATTTTTTCATAAACAAAGTATGCACCTTCGTTAGTGAATGCACTAGGAGTTCCAGTTGAATCTGTTTTAAGTGCAGAAACCTGTGTCCAATCCTTGTTAAGTGGATTAGGAAAGTTAGGTGTTCTTGCTACACCATTTACAGTTCTATCATTGTAAACGTGTATCTCAATCTCGTTTTTAAACGTAGGAGTAGTTACAGGTAATTGTGTTGAGTCTGTAAATCTAACAACAACTAATTTACCAGTTAAGTTGCTAGACATATTTGCGTTGTCTAGTCTACCTGATAATCTATCAATACCTGGACTTACACCATCTTTAATTGCAATGGTACTTGTTGCCGCGTGTAAATTACCAAAGCTAAATGTACCAACTCTGTTTTTAACATATAATCTAACATCTAGTAACTGCTCTTGTATATAAGCAACTTCGGCAGTTGCACCTGTTAGTTGATCAGTAATTGTTTGTCCTATTTGTGGAATAAACGGATCACCTTGGTTATCAAAGTTTGTAAATGTAACATCTACGTAACCGTCCCACAAATCATAAACCTGATGTCCTGCTGTTTGGTTAGTGTAAGAAGTATCAAGTCCTAATGTTGCAGGATCAAATACTGTTCCTAAACTGTTTCTTACTTTATTAATAAACATCTTAAAAGTATCGCCAGCAGTTAAAGTATCTGTCCAAGCCTTAGGTGCTCTAAAGAACCAGTATGGACTTAGATCTGGCATACCTTGTTTGTTGTAGAAACTTAGATGTCCTATTAAGCCACCTTTTGTTGGATCAGCAACTTGGTTCAACGCATACGCATCGTCCATTGTGTTATAGTATATTTCAGGTGATTTACTTTCTGACTGTGTAATAATATCCTGTACTACAAATTGTGGTGTTGTAACAGTTTTAGTTGTTGTAGTAAAACTTGGTAAACCAGTAACTTTCCACCAGCCGCCAAATGTTATTGCAGAATTCAAAGGATTAACTGTAACATAAGTTCCCATGTTTTGCGTACCAAGTGATGCACTACCGCTATCTGTAAACACACCATTTAAATCTTTAATATAAACTGTAGCTTGGTTTATGTTTTCTACGTGAATGTAATCTACTGTACCTATTGCTGTTGCTGTAGAAAGTGTATCACCAACGTTAGGTGTTCTTAACATATTATCAAAGTATAATACTGCATCTACTTTACTTGCAATAATTTTGTTACCTTCAAATGCAGACACACCTGGTCCATTACTTCCGAAAGGTAAAATTCCGTTTGGATAATTCTGTGAATACTGATCCCAGTTTAATACAAGAGTATCACCGGCCGCTGTTGCTTCGTACTGTGCCGCTGGTGCTCTAATCAACATATGATCAGTAGGAACGTTAAAGTTATAATTTCCTCTTATTGCATAAACTACTTCTGGATATGCTGACCCGTTCCAACTTGCTTCAGCTACTGAGGCCGTATCATAGAAACTGCTAAATGTTAGTACACCTTGTGCCTGTGAAATAGGATATTGTGCTTCCCAGAAGTTTTCCTGATAGTTTACAATGTCTCCTTTTGCATAAGATTGAGCACCTGTAAAGTTTCCTACAAATTTTGTTTTAACATTACTTGCCTGCGGAGCACCTATTACTAACCACTTGCTATCTCTTGATAATGCAAGTCCTGTACCAAACTTACCGTCACCTGTGTAAATGCCTGTTGGTGCATCTACTGTCTGTGCGTGTACATATTGTCCACCATCACTTGTTCTGCTGTAAATGTAAACCTTGTTAGACTCACTTGCACCTACAACTAATGTACTGTTTCTTTCATCACAAGCAATTACTTTACCAAAGTTTGTGCTTGAATCTCCTGTTTCTACATTAGAAATAACTTGGTGTTGGCTGTGTATAGGATTGTTTTGTATTACTAACCACTTGCTAGAACTATCATCGTCTACCCAAATAGTTTCACCTACTTTTATTTCACTGTTAATAAGTTTTGTATTAGCCGCTTCTAGGTCTGCTACTCTAACACTTGTAAAGTATGTAACAAATCCTGTTGCAGGATCTACATCTGTTGTAGTTCCGTTTTCGCTACAGTAAACAGTATCTAACTCTGAACGTAATACTTTATAAAATCTTTCATTGTCAGCAACATCAACTAAACCTATGATATCATCTTTTACATAATTTGCTTGGTTGTTTAATTTTATTTCAACTTCATCTGTAGTACTATTTTTTGTTAGCTTAACAACCTTGTCTTCACTACGTAAATATTTGAATACGTCCCAAGTATTAGTTTTGTTTGTGCCTGACCAAACATAATCACCAATGTTAAGAGTAGTAATTGCAATATTTAAAATTGCGTCATATGTTGCAACCTGTGTCTTAACATCTGCAGGATTAACGTAACCTGCTGTTTGAATATAATCCTCATCTTTATATTTTGTAGGGAATGGTTTATGATTATATCCATCTGGTTTTAAATAAGTTTCAAATGGTCTTTGTCTATAAATTAAGTCTGTTTCTGTTCCCGTTACAGATTCTACAAGTGCAACTGGTTGCGGACTTAATCTAAATTTCGCTTCGTCAAGTTTATATTCTACTTCATCAAAAGATTGTGCCGCACCTATTTGACCTAAACGTAAAGCCCATTCTTCAAAAAACTCTACACTATCTTTATCTGTGTTTGATAAAGCGTCAAACAATTTAGTTAAACTGTTTTGTGTTCCTTTGTCTTGAATGAAGCCTTGGTAAAACTTATACTGTGAAACATCATCATTAATAATGTTTTCTAAGTACTTACGTTTTTGATAACCAATTAAATGCTGTGCAACTCTTTGTTGCGAAGTATCAAAGTTATCTGTGTCTAAATCATAGAAGTCTTCAAACTGTTTTGCTTTGTAATCAAAGTTTGCAATTAATCCTGGTTGTGGTCTTGTATTTAAACGTTCCCATTGTGTAGCATCAAAGTTTGCTTGTCCAGGAATCTTAACTTTTGCAACATAATAAAATTCTTTGTGTTTTACTGTATCACCAACTGCGTAATCTTTCCAGTCTGACCATTCAGTAACTTCAGCATTGTCATATATAAATCCTGGAATGTTAAAGCCACCAGTCCAGTCATCTGTTCTGTAACCCATAACTTTAATTCTTGATTGACGATAGCCTGGTTCTAAATCATAAATGTAATCTTTAAACACGGTTGTATTGTCTAATAATACAACGTGTTCAGTTTGTACTAATGGTAACTTAACACTGAAGATTCCGTCAGCAGTATTTTTAGTTGTAATTTCTATTCTGTTATCGTTATCTCTATATACACTTGCAAAAGCAGGAATTAATTTTTTACCATCTGCTTTGTATAAGTTATAGCCATAAAAGTTATCAAATATGTCATCAGCTACATGATATTTTTTATAGTAACAAATTTTGTTTGCACCTGCACTTAAAGTAATAACACTATTTTCTGCCCAGTTCTGTGTAGTCCAGAACATATATTCTTTTGCACTTAAACGCCAGTCTTCAACTTCGTTTATTTCTGTGTTGTAATTTTCAAAAACAAATCCTTGGGCTTTTAAATATCTTTCATAACCTAAGATAAAGTCTACAACTTGTTGAATAGTTTGTAATTGCGTTCCGTAAGCAAGTTCTAATGGCTCGTCATTTATTCCTTCGTTCCATTGTCTATGGAATGTTGCTGTTCTACCACCTTCTATAGGAAGTTCTGGAAGTCCAACAAACATACTTTGATCAAAACTATCACCTGCGGTATGCTGTGTTTTTGTTGTGTAATAACGTCCACTAAATTCTACTATAAGTCCTGGGCTGTAACTCTGTCCTGATGTCCAAGTTACAAAGTCTGGGCTTACGCCACCTACTCTTACTACAGGATCATCTGCTAAACTAACAGGTGAATAATATTTAAAGTAAGGATTATCATAATTGTAACCTCTAATAACAAAGCCACCTTGGACCTTTTCAACAATAACACCACTGTAAGGAACAAGATCAATTACACTTGATTTGTTTAAAAATATTTGATAGTTTTCTTCAGGAACAAAAACATTACCTTCGTTATAAGGAGTTCTTGAATCTAAAATAAGTTTGAATTTACTCTTATCTGTAAATCCACCAATCTTTAATCCTAGTTGGTTATTAATATTTTTTAGATCTGTTTGATATTCTTTGTAATACTTTACAGTTCTACTATTCATGTAGTCATTAACGTAGTTTACAAATCCTGATGTTTGTACACGAGTTGTATCTGTAGTTGTATTAGGAAATACTATATCTGCAAGTCTTAATCTTTTATTTGTTTCTGTGTAAACAACTTCTTTAGCAGGGTTACGTCTAATTCTTGATCTGTCATAACCAAGTCCTAAGATTTTAGTTGGCTGATTTAACAACCATGCTATCATTAGTGCAAATGGGTATTCAGAACTTCTACGCCATGCTGTTTCTGTAGGTGCTTGATCACCAAATACAAAAGTCTGCTGTGTTCTATTACTAATATAATTTTTCGCATAGTTAGAATCTAATGGACTTAATAAGTTACCACCGTCATCAACCGGTATATGACTTGTAATATTTTCTCTTGCATATTTGCTGTTATAAGTTACAGGCTGATTAGGTATTCTATATGCACCCTTTTCTATGTCCTGCCATAGGATTTTATTTTCACTTGTATAAGGTGCCGCACCGTAAACAGTTTGCCACCAAGTTGGCTCTTCGCTGTATCCTAGTATTTCCCAAGGGTGTGTATGAGGACGATCAGTATCATATGCTTCTTTGTATATTGCTCTCCAATAACCTGCATTTTGTTTTCCTGTTGGAGAACTAGTATTGCTGTAATTAAATGTAAAGCTGTTAGTTCTTGACCAAAAACTATTATCTGCATAGTCTGGTGAACCTACTGCATTATTCCATTCAATAAACTCTGGTAATAAAGCTCTATCTCTTGCTTTTCTTGTAAAGCCTGTGTCTCTGCTTTCACCACCTATAAAGTCAAATATGTTTACCATAGTAGCATCATATTCTACTTTGATATTATTGTAAATTCTTTTTTCTAATTCTAATAGCAAGTCATCTCTAAAGTCATTGTATGCAACAAAAATACTTCCATCGTGTCCTTGAATAACTTTAGTTGGAACTTGGTATGTTGTATCTGTAAATATTTCTGGTTTAAATTTAGGATACAAACCTAATTTAGTAGGCGTTGCAGGAATGTAACTTCCGTCAGTGGTGTTGTATTCATAAATGTGAATTACATCATTTATAGCTTTTGTTTTAGTAATAGTTACAAATCCACTAAAGTCTGCTTCAAACTTATAATCTATTCCGTGTATTAATTGTACACCGTTTATATAAACGTTTACGGATTTGTTAGAAAGTGTTGTAAGATCAAATGCTGTATTCAATGCGTAATATTGTGTGTTTGGATTGTCTACAACGTGTGTTGACATTTTAGCACTTGTAAATCCAAGCATATCACTGAAGTAGAATGGCATATCATTTGACTTGTCTTTGTTAAGTTTTTCCATCACTCTATCAAAGTGAATTTTATTCTGTCCGTCAAATCCTAAAGTATTTGCTGTTTGTAAAAATAACTTTCTAAACTTACCATATTCTCTTTTTGCAAATTGCATTGACTTGATAATATTAGCATCTTTACTTGTGATGTGGTAGTTTGCTAAATTAAAAGGTCCACTGTGTTGAACAAATCTATTACCGTATGCAGATAAGTTTCCTAAATCTCTTAGGTTACCTGTTCCAGGAAAATCACCTTTAAAGTCATCACGCATTTCACAAATGCTTAATACATGATCATTAACTTCTCCTAATGTAAATGAACTTACATTATTATTAAGTGGATTGTGTTCTAAGTTTGATGCTATTTCATAAACACCATTTGCATTTTTCTTTGTATCACTTTTTGTTTTAATTACAAGTATGTCATCTGCTTTTAAATTAGTAGTAAATGTTATATAAGCAATTTTATTAATTCTGTTAATGGTAAAGTCTACACCATTCATTTTTCTTTTGTTGTTTACATAAACTCTTACCCACAAGTCGTTAATGTCACCGCTATTATCATAAACATCAATTGCAAAGTCGTTGTATTGTGTAGTTACAATATACTGACGCTCTACTAACTGTTTGCTATCTTCATAACCTTTAGTCCAACCTGATGTATATGTAAATGTAGTTCTATCTGAATATCTTCTTAAAAGACCAGTATCCGTGTTACCTGTAACGTTTGCATTACTGTCGTCTTGGTATGTAAACGTATCTTGTAGCAGGTTAAAGTCAAATACAATATCACCTGTGTTTTCTAATGCTCTATAAGTTAACGGAAAGCCTAGTATAGGATCATTTGTTCCTGTACCTTTCTTATATGAAAATATTTTTGTTCCAGCAAACGTGCTATTGCTGTAAACTGTTGTACTGTTAAAACTGTTACCACTTTGATCATACAAGTCAAACGTAGGAGATTGGTTAATTGCAGTTTTGTCTTGTCCTGCTAACCACTTGGTACCGTTGTAGTACCACATCTTACCTTTGTAATCTGTACCATCATTGATTAATACTGTTTCATTTTCTAATGGATTAGTGTCTGGTTCTTCAATTAAACTTATCTGTCTTATATTTTGATGTGTGATAAATTTAACTTTAAAAATTTTACCTGCAACTCTTGTATCAGGATCAGCAGTAAATAGAATTCTCATTCCGTCTGCAATATCTACACCGTCAATGTTATATCCTAATGAACCTTCAATAGTTGAAAACACATCAGCTGTAAATGAATCTAATAAGTCAACGTTGTCTTTTGCAAACGTACCAAAGTTCCAAAGTTTAAGGTCTGAAGCAAATTCAATAATCGGTCTTGCCGCTCTACCTGTTTGATTAACATCACTAGGTTGATTATTAATTGCCGCTACAGTTTCTAAAACATCTTTGTGAAACCACTTGTTATATCTTGCCCATTGTGATTTACTTGGACTTGCTCTGTTTTGTATAATATAATCTTTGTCTTTTGCCCAAGCATTAGCATTACTGAAAGGTGCTCTATCAAAACTTTCACTGTCAAATGGAATTGCTTTGTTTGTGCTTACCGTACCTGGTACTTGAACGTCTGCTTCGCTGATTAATCTAATAGAATCTCCAACACCCTCTACATACCAATTGCCTGTTGCATACTTCTCAGGTGTTACAACACCTTGAAAATCTACTTTCATACCGTTTGACAAATCATATCCGTTTGTCATTTTGTAAGTTTTCTTACCAAGTATTTCTGCTTCTACATCTATTTCACTGTTTTCTAATATATCATAAATCTGTATTAAACCACTTGCATTAATATCATTACCATTTACATAATATAATGTATCTGGTGCAAGTATGTCTACTGTGAATTCTATAACGCCAACGTCTGTGCTATGTGTACTGTCGCTAATACCTACACTATAATTGTATGCACTATCTAATGTTCTAGCTGTCTTGATTGACAAAGGCATACCCGGAGTATTAATGTCAAACTTGTATGTTTGCCCTCTGTATAATTTAAGTGTTGGGTTTGATGTTTGTCCTTCTGATGAAAAGACGTATGCTTTGTTATCTAAATCATCTTGGCTTGTAACTGTGTACGTGCTTGTTATACCTCTTGCTTGTCCAACAACAGGAATAGCTAATGGTCCGTTTTCTAACCAATAGTAATCTCTAAAGTTTGTAAACTTATCCCAATCAATGCTAGGGTTCCAAGCATAATATTCTTGACTAAACAATTTACTGTCGTCATCTACAGTACCGTTGAATGCTTTTATTTGATTTTTTAAATCGTTATAGTCTTTGTAAAAAGTAACGTTGTTTAATTCGTCCTTGATTACTGTTGCAGGCTCTAACTGATAGTTTTCTCTTTGTGTGCTTACATCACTTACATAATTATCAGACGCCTTACGTGCTTTGGATATTCTTCTACCAAAGTAAGAACTAATCTTTTCAGCAACACCTGGTTGTGTAAGTTGGTCTAGTGTACCTTGTAAAAACTTTTTGTTATGAGAGCTACGAAAATACCTTGGCAGATGTTCTGCACTAGTTCGCCTACGGTTGTCTGGTTGTCCTGGAACTGGTAATGGATATTCGTTTTGATTATCATCATATGACATTAGTATCCACTCCCAGACGATCCGCCACCACCTGAACTAGAACTGCTTGAACTTGAACTTGAACTGCTCGTACTAGAACTGCTTGTACTTGAAACTGTTGCACTTGTATAACTTGATCCACTTGTAACACCGCTTGTTGTAGTTGTTGTGGTTGTAACAACATTACCTGATGCTTTTAATTTACTTGCCGTAATTGCATCAATGATTGCTACGTCATCAACTGTTGCTCCACTTATGAAAACTTCATCTGATTCAGACTTGATTTCATATAAACTTCCAAAACCCTGTGAGTCTTGTTTAGGAACAATTACAATGTTAACTAGATCAGGTGCAACTTGATTCATTACATAAGTAGCCATCTCTGAGAAATGAAAACTGTCACCGAAATCCCAGTTTTCTAAAGCAAAGTATTCGTTTATTGCACTAATTACTCTTGCCTTAATGTCGTTATCATTAACAACTTGGTCTGGGTTCTTTACAATTTTTATATTAGCTTGTACTTGAGCATCAGCTTTTTCTCCAAATAAAACTTTATATTTTACTGGATGATAAATTACGTCATCACTGATAGACTTAATTTTATTAATCTCTGCTCCGTAGTTGTTAAACAAATTATCGCTACTTGGCGGTAATGGTTTATTTGTAATTGTGCCATTTAAGTATTGTCTAAAGTTTGTATCGTAAGTTCTAGTTAACAAATAAGTGTCAATGATGTTACTTGAACTTGGATCTATTCTACTGTCATCGTCTGCAGAATGAATGTAATGGAATTTAAGTCCATCTCTACCTACGTATGCTTTGTAGTCTGTTGTTAATGCTAGTGTACCTGCTGTTGAACTGTAAATTTTAAATACATCTTCAGTAACTAGATAAAATACTTGTCCGTCTGTGTATTGGCTTAATGCTCCTACTACACCTTCGCTTTGTTTTATTTGTACTGAATTAGAACTATTGTCCATATACTTGTAATCTTCTATCCCATCTGACGTTGTATATTTCTTTTGGAAGATATACTTCGTTAATGGATTAGTAGTTTCATCAACAAGTGTTACAAAAGTTTCTGGATCATCAACTACACCGTCACTGTCTGAATCAAAGAAAGTAATTTCTACCTTCTTGCTATCAATGTATCCGTCTCCATCTCTGTATTCCTTGGATATTTCCCAAGGATAATCTACAGTAAACGCATTAGTACTGTCTGGTTGTCTGTTAATACTTAATATACTAATCTTATCTTTAATAATTTGTCCTGTTCTATTATCAAATATCTTACTTGTACTGTCGTAATAGAATCTAATCTCTTCGTTACTTTCAAAAATGTATCTTTGTCCTCTTGAAGTAATTGTATACTTTTCACCATCTGTTTCAAATAACAATAACCAAGAACTGTCTAACTGTTGATCAGTTACATCACCTGTTTTACCTGTGCTAAATTCACTTGTAATATCTAAGTTATTTTGCGTAATCATACGCCATTGTCTTAGGTTTACATCATAACGTAATCCAAATGTTTTATAAGCAAATACTTGGTCAACAATCTGTGACTGCACATCTGATAATAATGTTTTGCTAAACTTCGGTCTTAGTTCTGAAAGTACAGCATTTGTTGGAATAATATCGTTTAATATAATCGGCCCTGTGCCATCTGCATTGTCAGTTCTACCATCACCTGTAACACTTACAACCTTAACCCATTTGTAAGTTATTGCATTAGGATGATCTGCATTACCAATCATTAGCTTATGACTGTTGTCTGCCATAAAGTGTTGTCCTGTAGGAGCAACAAATTTTAACAATGTTCCTGGCTCAATAAATTTTAATGCACTACTTGTAAACGTTCCTACCTGTAACGGAGAATTTGCTACATCAACAAACGATCCTGTTGCTTGGTTTGTTGTAGTTGTTTTCTGTGACCATTTAGCACCCAAGTCAGCAACTAGTGTCTTAGGAAAGTTAGTCAAATAATAATTTAACATTTGCTTTTGACTTAGAATAGGTGTTATCTGATTTGCAATAACTCCTTGTACATCTGTTTTAGTACTAAAAGTAAATGAAGTTTTTTCTGTAAACTTGTCTTTATAAATTATACCATCTGCACCGTATAAGTTTGTTGAACTATACTTGCCTGTGCTATCTAATAAATCGTAGTATCTTGAAATACCAGAACTTGTTCTGTTAACACTTTTAGTTTTAATAATTTCTTGGCTAATTGATAATGGACTTACTTGGTAGTCTTCACCAGTAACCATTCTATTCTGTGTATAATATGTGCTAGGTGCGTTTTGTCTAATACTTGCATTAGTTTCAGAAACAGTAGCATTGTCTACAGTATATTTTAATTCCAGACTAATTGTTAAACTTTCTGGATTACCTGTTTTAGATGTATATGGAATTGATACACTAATTGCAACTAAATCTGCAGGTACAATATTATATTGATCATTAATACTTGTTCTGTAATAAACTCTAAATGTACCTTGTGGTAAGTTACCAAATGTACCATCACTAAAAATTAAATCTACTTTGTCTTGTGTCTTACTTAATGTTCCAAAGATGTTTCTTACACTTTTACGTAAGCTGTTATAAACAATGTTGTTACCTTCAACTGAATCAACTTTAGTCCATGCTTCTTCTTCAGCACCGATTGAATTTAGTTTGTATAACCAAAGGTCTGTGTTATTAATATTTGTTGCTTCAAGACTGATGCTTTGGTTAGTGCTTGGCGAGTCAACATTAAAAGTACCTTGGTCTAATGTACCTTGTCTAAAGTGTGCAAAGTATCCTGAGTTAGTACTTCCAGGACCACGCCCGTCATCTCTATATAAAAATGCTAAATTGTTTCCTGGCAATGGTGCTTCTTCTGAAATAACACCTTCTTCTACATTAGTTGAAACAACTTGAAACTGCATATTCTTACCATCAACGTTTTTACTAAAAGTATAAACAGGAACGTCTGAATTGCTTGAATCAAATCTGTACTGGTCTGTTGGTATTCCTTCAACGTTATCTTTCTTAATAGGTTTTCCAACTGGACTGTTTACTGGCAATGCCGCATTAAGAACTTTTTCAAACTGTTCTCTCCAATTGATGTTTGAAGGATCATTCCATAGAATAGTTTGACTAGCTAGGTTAGTTCCGTTGCTGTCTACAATATCTTCTGATGTAGCAATACTTTCAAACTTCAATAAGCCGTTTGCACATTGGTTACGTTTAGGACTATATGATAAGAGTCTAGCTAAACGTAAAATAGATTCTCTACGTTCAGCTAACTCCAAGAAGTTTTCTCTTGCATTTAAATCTACGCGGAAAGCTAGGTTTTGACCTAGGAAAGCAATAAGGTCAATTAGTGCAAGATATTCACTTGATTCAATATAGTCATTGAAATCTTCTGGATAGTTTTGTCGCAAATAGTTGATCATTGTTCTGCGTAAGTTGTCAAAGTCATAAGACTTGAACTCCGCATTTCTAAATGACTGATAGACCTTTTTCCAGTCTTCAGCTAACAATAATCTATTTTGTCTATTTGTTGACGACATTTGCTTTCCTTAATAATACTATTTATTTTGATCCATAATATGCGTACTTAATATGGGGCCGCGTTTTCGTCAAATTTTAGTCTTAAACTTTCCGAAATATTGTACGGCAAGTACATCAAGTCTACGTCAACTTGAAGTCCGCTTTCATATGAATCTATGTTAATACTGTTTACTACCACACGAGGGTCGCTGTTTACAATGGTTGTAACGTTCTTTGCTATTGCTTCTTTCATTGGTTCTGTTAGCGGTTCGTGTATTGCGTCCCATATAACTGTTCCAAACGTAGGATTCATCAGTTTTTCACCCTGTCTTATGTGAAAGTGATTTAGTATATCCTGCTTGATCAGTGCTATATCGAATAAGGATTTGCTGTTGTTATTAGGGTTTACCGTGCTTAACCCTTTGTATGCACGATTAGTAACAACTGGTTTACCTTTTTCTCCTGATGGAACTGTAATTTTTTTATATAAGTCTGCCATAACAATATTTACCTATGCTTTGAACTCCTTCTTAAACACATCTGGAGTAGTTGGGGTTGGTAGTGGGTTAGTTACTGTAGTAATGCTATCCCTATCTGTAAGCACTAATTTAAACGCCAACGGGTTTAAGTTTTCATGATGTGTCCATGGCTCAACTTGCGGTGAGCGTTGTGAAAGAATGCCCTGGGCTGTGTGACCAGGTACGCGATGTACGGACAGAGCGGACGCGGTAGCGGCCGTAGCCGCCTGCGGTCCATTCATATGGATTTCGGAAGCGGTTTCTATATGGTTGCCTGAGCTCTTTATTTCTGTTGTTGAACCTGCTGTAAGTTTGTTACTGAAACCAGTATTGAGATCAAAGTCCATTTCCGTTGTGATCTTTGTGCTACCACCTACAAGTATATTTGTATCCTTGCTTGATTCTATCTGCACCCTGCCCACAGTAAGTTTATCTCCAATATAATTGCCTGATGCTTTTAGGCTTAGATTAGCACCTGCTTCTATTGTAACGTTTCTGTCTGCTGTAAAATTAAAATCGTTTTTAGTGTGCATACTAATTGAATCTTCTGCATAAACATCTATCTTACCGTCTGAGGTTAATTCTATCCAAGCTGTACCTCTGCTGTTACCTATGTAAATTAAATCTTCCGTGTTATGTAAAAGTATTTGATGTCCTGTACGTGTACGCAATCTAACAAGTTCGTTGTGTAAAAGGTCTGGCTTGCCGTCAGTTTCGCCAAGATTTACGTTTGCGTATTCTGGTGCTCCGTCACTGGCGTGTTCCTTTCTTAGATACTTGTCATTACCATCATCAAATACAAAACTTGTACCGCCAAGCCTTGCTTTGAATACCGTAGTAAAATCTTCCTTTGATCCTATCTTAGCCTTAGGGGCTCCTGGACTCTTGTCAACAGGTCCTGGTGTGCTTATTCCAAATACTGCACTAGGTACTTCACGTCTTGCACTTGAACTTGTAATACCACGTGTTTCATCTTCCAGTAATCCCTGTTCAATTAGGCTATCAGTTAATGCTTTCTGATATGGTTTTTTAAATTTTGTAGGATCTTGATGTACTGCTGTTTCAATTTTTTTATTGTATTCGCCCGTGGGTAATTTTTTACCTTGTAGGTATCCAGGTGTGCCATCAGTTAAGTATGTTGTTGCGGCATTACCAGGAACTGCAAAGTTTTGATATGTGTCATTTACACAACCTATCCAGTAACACATATTAGGATTACCTTCTGCAAATATAACCAGTACCTTTGTTCCTACGTCTGGTGGAACAAACCACATACCATAACTCTGTTGTGATTCCCTGTAGCTGTCATTTTTTGTGTTTGCAAACGCAGGTGTGTTACCTGCAAACGGTGAAAGATATTTTGCAGTATAAAGTTCGCCATCTGCAAACGCTTCGTTCTGTGCTGTGTTTGTTTTTAATAAGTTTACAGTAAGGGCACCATGATACTGTGGATCCAAGTTGTTAATAACCACAGCCTCATACGGGCCTGGCTCCATGGTTACTATTTCATGCTTACTAGTTCTATCAATGTTTTGATTTCTTTGTACTGCCATATCCTATTGTTCCTGCTTTTTTCCTGGTGCTTTGTTGGCATCTTTTTGTTCTTTCAACTTAGATATAAATGAATCTGCTTCATCATCTGTCAAGCTCTGATTAGGCATACGTAACAGTTCCAGTGTTTGGCTAAACTGTCCTTGTGAAAATTCACTTGATACTCTTGTTACTCTGTAAAGTCCGCTAAACGGTTCCACGGTCATAGCACCGCCTTTTGCATCTAACAAGGAGTTATCATGAGGTGTTAACCAATCGTTCCAACTGTCTGGATAATCAAAAGGTGTTTTGAAATTTAATAAAATAAAAACCTGCTGTCTTATGTAATCCATCTGTGGCGGTGTAGAACTGTCATCAAACATTATTGGTCCTGCATCAGCTTGATAGTTTCCTATACCACTGTCGCTTAAGAACCAAGGGTCACCCATGATTTGTAAATTACATTTAACCAAGTCAACGTTACTGTTAATAAGTGCGTTATGAAAGTCTCTTGCTATCTTATCTTTTTCATCTCCGCCAACTGCGGCCATACCTGAAACAATTGGTTGTACGTCTGAAGCACCAACCTGTTTCATAGGAAACTTTGTTTCTTTTTCAGTACCATCACCTTCAACAAGTTTTTTACCGTCTTTGGTTTTATCCGTTGACGATTCACCTGCAAAGTTGTGTTCTGCTACAGCACCTTTGTCTTTAGGTACTGGCGTAAAGAATCTATAATCGTACTTGATATCAAAGTTTATGATGTCTTTGTTTTTACCTGTGTAAATGTAGTTGTATTCTTTTCTAGCTTCTCTAATAATATTTTTTACACCAGGTGGATTATCACTAGGCTTCATCCATAAACTTGCATGAACCTTGTAAGGTATAACCTTAAACACATAGATCTTAGGCATACGTGCTTTTTTGCTTTGCACTTCTTTTACAGGAACACTAAACACCATAGTTTGTATTGTAAACCATTCTCTGTAACCCTTGTCGTCTGGTTGCTTATCCGTTAAGGATTTACCATAGGAACTTCCAACAACCATTTCTTCAATTATGTTGTTTACTTTTGTTCCTTTTGTAAATTTAAATGCTCTTAGGTTAGGTGGTATTGCAATATTGCCTTGTTCATAAACATTTTTTTCTTTGTCATAACTTGCGTAATAGTTTGCAGGTCTTACTCCGCCCTTGTCTAGCTTATCTTCAAGTAGCTTACCTTTTCCTATTTCGTTCATAGTTTCAACTTCAACACTATTGGCTTTTAGTGCATCTGAAGTTTTAGATCTTTTAACACTAAAGCCTGTAACATTTTTAAACCATTCCTCGTAGTTAACATCTTGCTTACCGCCTGTGTCACCATATCTTGTTCTGTATTCCTCTTCAGGATCATACGTTGCGGCTTCGCCGCCACTGTTGTCATTTTCTAATTGTTTTTTACTTGCAATATCTTCTGCTTTAGGAAACAAAATAATATATTCATCTGCATAAGCCTGTGTTTCTGTAGCTTCTCTTTCAAGTAATGTTGAGTTCATAACTCTTGTTAAACTTTGGCTTCCGCTTTGTAATGCTTGTTCAACAGTACCACCAATTACAGTTACATCTGTTTGTAGACGTTGTACTGAATCTCTGTTTGCCGCACCACTTGTTGCAATAGCTTCACACTCATACTTTGTTCCACCTGCGTCAACTGTCATTACAGCACCTGACATCTGGATTGGAAAATATCTTCTTGCTACTCTTTTTGTTTGTCCGTCATCTGTATGCCCTACAAAATCACACACCAAACACATAGGAGCATCAATGTAACTGTTATATCCGTTTGTTTGAGCCGCTATTTGTAATGCTTCTAAAAACATTCCCATACTGTAAGGTTCTGTTACTTCAAATCTAAATTGATGTACTGGAGGCATTCTAGTTGGGCCACCTTGACCTAGTACACTTTCTATCATCACGTTGTCAATATAGTATTCAACTCTACCACCGCCACCGCTAAATGGTGATTGTGATTCTTGTGCAGTTGTAACTCTGCGTCCTTCACCGATGTTCTGTCCGCCTCCACCACCTCTGATGATGTTAACCACAGGTTCACTTTTCATGTAGGTATCATCTGGAAACTGCATCTCGTGTGGACTTAAACAATACAAACTCCAAATTTGATTGTGTGTTACAAACTGTTCTAAAATATTTGTTTGAAGATTTTTAGTTGTTACGTATTCAAGTTTGGTTTTTTCTTTGTCTTGAGTCTTACCGTCATTGGATGCTTGAGCATCATTGGCATGGGGATTTCCTTTATTAGTATCGGTAGTTGCTTTGCCGTTTAAAACTTCACCTTGCGTAGAGTAATCCTTTTCTTCGTCTATGCCGCCGGTTTTTTCACCTTCTGTCAACGCCATATTACGTTCCCCCTAATGCACTCTTTAACGCCCCGCCCTTAGGTACTTTGATTGTTACTCCAGATTTGAAATCATATACAGGATCTTCTATGATGTCTAAATTTCTTTGTGCAAACACCCACCATAGTCTTGCATCATCATAAATGTCATGTGCTAATAGATCTGGTCTTTGATTATACTGAGGTGCAATAGTGTATTCAACATCATCACTACCTGCAGGTATGGTTCTGATCCTAAAGAAATCCATATACTCTTTTGTACTGTTAACAGGTGTGAGCTTGTAAGGACTTGATCCACTGTACTTGGCCATTAGATGAATCCTCCGTCACCAATGTATCCACCATTGACATATTTGTTTAAACTGAATTTAGCAATATCACGTCTGCTGTAAACTGGTTGAACTGTTACAGTAATTAATGACTGCGAAGGTGCCCAACCTATAAACTTACGTTTGTCTTTGTCGGCATCTCCTGTTGTTCCTGTGCTTTCTCCTGGTAGTCCCATTGAGATATAGTCAACGTCTTGTGGTAAGTCAATTGTAAACTGTGTAATTATAACAGGCACATCATTAAAAATGTGTTCTCCGTAACCATTTAGTTTTGCTATAGGAGGAGGTGCACCAATTGTACTTGCTTCTCCGCCAAAGAACATTTTTGTCATGCTTCTTAGATAATGTAAAGCACCTGCCCAATAACGTGCTTCTGTACCATTCTGTACAAAAAAGTCGCCTGTGATAACAAGCTGATCCACTTGTGAATTCTGGTAAGCAAAATACGGATAATTAGTATGTGTAGGCGCTATTGAATTGTAGTTGGCACTATGAGCAACAATGATCGTAGGTGTGTATGGAAAAACCAATCCACCTGTTTCACGAATGGGTTGCAATATCGGCGCTGAATCAAACGGAGACACATTGGGTACACTTAACTTAACACGCCAATCACGTTCAACACTTTTTCCAAATGTTGCATTCGCTGGCACCTGTGCATCGCCTATGGATCCACCTGGATTTTGTTCTCCGCCTATTGGAACGTCACCTAAAGCTGTACGTATTTTTTTGCCAATGTCTGCACCAATGTTTGAAAAGTCAACTTCAGGTATTTTAAAATTACCACCTGCTGGTCCTTCAAGAGGATTTGATCCAGTTAAGCCTTTGGTTGCCGCAACTTCACGAGCATACTCGGCATCATACGTCGAACTGTTTATAATGTTACTTCTATTGCTTCTTGCCATTTTGGTAAACTCCTACAAGTATTTAGTTGACTTTTTTAACTGCGTAGTTTATAATAATGTATTATTTAAGGTTTGGAGAAAACAAATATGAAAAGAGTGAACTATCTCAACAACAGAGATATATTATCAGAAATCCATAAGTCAAAAAACACATTTTGTAGTTATACAGACGACGATTATGCACAATATGATATTATTTTACCTAGTGTTGACAAAATTAACATAAGAACTATAGCAGATGCTAAAAGAAACCAGGCAAAACGGCTTGGTTTGAAGGAATATGAAGCAAGGAAAGAAGCTGGCGAGAAAGTTAAGCAGGCCGATTGTGCTATAGACTACAAAAAGATTGCAAAAACCAACGTTATTTTTAGAATTATGACGTATGACCACATACCTGAAGAAAAAGGTAGAAAGAAAAACCCCAAAACTATTGCAGATACGAAGACAAAACTTAATTTTCCACCATTTCAGCATTACAAGTTTGATGAGAACGACAACTTGATATGCGTTGGCAAAAGCCATTGGGAAGGCGGAATGAGTAATGGATCATTTAGCAAAAGCCATGGACAGGCTACAAACAAGTTAGCTTTGATGTGGATGAAGTTATGTGAACGTTATGCAACAAGAGGTAATGTTAGAGGTTATACCTACAATGACGAAATGAAAGGTCAAGCAATATTACAATTAACACAAATTGGTTTACAATTTGATGAATCAAAATCAAACAATCCGTTTGCATACTACACGGCGGCAGTTACAAATTCATTTGTAAGGATTATTAATATTGAAAAACGTAATCAAAATATACGAGATGACATATTAGAAATGAATCATATGAATCCTTCCTTTACTAGACAGAATCAGGGTCAGTGGGAAAAATCAGTGGCTGAACACAACAAGGAAAGTTCTGATAAGAAATAGTGTTGACTTATACGATTTTTTCGTGTACAATACTAAGATCAACAGTGAGGAAGAGTTTTGTTTAAGAAAGTAGCAGTATTTACAGACATTCATTTTGGATTGAAGAGTAATTCTAAGATTCATAATGATGATTGTGAAGAATTTATTGATTGGTATATAGAACAAGCAAAAGAAAATGGTTGCGAAACTGGAATCTTTTGTGGTGATTGGCATCACAACAGAAATAGTTTGAACATTACTACAATGGACGCAACTATTAGAAGTCTAGAAAAGCTAGGTCAGGCGTTTGAGAAGTTTTACTTCTTCCCTGGCAACCACGATTTATATTATAAAGACAAAAGAGATATTAATTCAATTGACTTTGCAAGGCACATTGAAGGTATTACAATGGTCAACGAAATGATGACCGAAGGTGATACAACACTTATACCTTGGTTAGTCGGAGATGAATGGAAAAAGATTCCTAAGATTAAAAGCAAGTACATATTTGGTCACTTTGAACTTCCAAACTTTTATATGAATGCTATGGTACAGATGCCTGACACAGGTGAACTACAAGCAGATCATTTCAAGAACCAAGAATATGTATTCAGTGGACACTTCCATAAACGTCAAGTAAAAGGTCCAGTTCATTATATAGGTAATGCTCTTCCTCACAATTACGCAGATGCCTGGGATGATGAACGTGGTATGATGATACTTGAACATGGAGGTGAACCACAATACATAAACTGGTGGAACTGTCCGAAGTACAGAACAGTAAAACTTTCAAGATTGTTAGATGAAAAAGACACATTAATAAAAAGTAAAATGTATCTACGTGTTACATTGGACTTGCCTATCAGTTATGAAGAAGCAAACTTCATAAAAGAAACATTTATGAAAGATTATGACTGTAGAGAAATTAGTCTTATACCTAATACACAAGATGATGAAATAAATTCAGACATTGATATCACAAAGTTTGAAAGTGTAGACGAAATTGTTGCAAAAGAGATTGAAGCAATTGAATCAGACAGCTTTGATAAAGCAAAACTACTGAGCATATATAGAGATTTAAGTAAAGATGATTAAGATAAAGAACATTACAGTAAAAAACTTCATGAGTGTGGGTAATACTACACAGGCAGTCGACTTTAACAAACAACAACTAACGTTAGTGCTTGGCGAAAACTTAGATCAAGGAGGTGACGATTCTGGTTCACGTAACGGTACAGGTAAAACTACGATAATCAACGCATTATCTTATGCTCTGTACGGCCAAGCACTAACGAACATTAGAAGAGATAACCTAGTTAACAAAACTAACAATAAAGGAATGTTAGTTACACTAACTTTTGAAAAAGATGGTAAAGAATATAAAGTAGAAAGAGGTCGTAAGCCTAATACTATGAAGTTCTTTATTAATAATGAAGAACAAGAGCTGTCAGATCAGTCACAGGGTGACTCACGTAAAACACAAGAAGATATAAATGACTTATTAGGTATGAGTCATGATATGTTTAAGCATATTGTGGCACTTAATACTTACACAGAGCCCTTCTTAGCACTAAAGAACAACGATCAACGTACTATTATTGAACAGTTACTTGGTATTACACTACTTTCTGAGAAAGCTGATTTGTTAAGAGAACAAATACGTATTACAAGAGATAGACTTACTGAAGAAAATGCTAGAATACAAGCAGTAACAAGCAGTAATGAAAAGATTAAAGAAAACATTGAACGTTTACACAGCAGACGCAAGGCTTGGATTGCACAAAACAAGCAAGACTGTGATAAACTTGCAAAAGCAATCAAGGAACTAGAACAACTAGACATTGATAGCGAACTAGAAGATCATGAGAAACTAAAAACATGGGAAGAAAACACAAAACATCTTAACAACCTTACAAAAGAAAAAGCAACTGTTGAACGTGCATTGGAACAAGCTGATAACAACGTAAACAAACTTGGTAAAGACTTGGATGATCTAGAAACTGCCAAGTGTTATGCTTGTGGTCAAGAACTGCATGATGATAAACTTGAAGAAATGAAAGACAAGTTACAAAAAGATTATGGTGATGCTCATGTTTATCAAACTAGCATGGCTGAAAAACTAGAAAAAGTAAATTCTAAGATCTCAGAGCTAGGTGAACTTGATGCAAAACCTAATACGTTTTATGAAACTGCCAAAGAAGCATATCAACACAGAGGCAACGTTGACTCTTTGACTAAAAGTTTACAAGAAAAGACAGATGAACTAGATCCATATCAAGAACAGATTGATGATTTAGAGAAAACTGCAATACAAGAAGTGAATTGGGATACTGTAAATGATCTTAATAGCACAAAAGATCACCAGGACTTTTTATATAAGCTACTAACAAACAAAGACAGCTTTATACGTAAGAAGATCATCGATCAGAACCTTGCATACTTGAATAATAGACTTACATACTACTTAGACAAGCTAGGACTTCCGCATACAGTGGTGTTTAAGAACGATCTAAGTGTTGAAATTACACAACTAGGACAGGACTTAGACTTTGATAACCTAAGTAGAGGTGAACGTAATAGACTTATACTTGGTATGAGTTGGGCATTCCGTGATGTGTGGGAAAGTTTATATCAAAACATCAACTTATTGTTTATTGATGAGTTGGTTGATAGTGGTATGGACGCAAATGGTGTTGAGAACAGCATGAGTGTTCTTAAGAAAATGGGTAGAGAACGTCAAAAGAACATTTACCTAATATCGCACAAGGAAGAACTTGCTGGTCGTGTAACTAATGTATTAAAAGTAGTTAAAGAAAACGGATTTACATCATATGATAATGATGTTGAAATAATGCAATAACAATGAAAGACGATACACACGATAAATTAACCAAAGCATACCTTGAATACTACAAGGCCAACGAAGCATGGGAAATACGCAAGAGCGAACGTACCAAAAGATCAGCTAGAAAATGGTTAAGTGAGATACGCAAACTAGCAAGTGAACGTAGAGTTGAAATCATAGACGAATACAAAGCCAAAAAAGAAACACCTAGCACTGATACTGAGTAAGTATCATTATGCAATGGACATATAAGGGCAAATTAATAGAAACATTACCAGAGGATTGTGAAGCATTCGTGTATCTAATCACGAACACAACCAACAACAAAAAATACATAGGTAAAAAACTAGCAAAGTTTAAAAAAACAAGACCACCACTTAAAGGTAAGAAGAATAAACGTAGAAGCAAGGTAGAATCAGACTGGAAAGACTATTGGGGTTCATCAGAACACCTACAACAAGACGTACAACAACTAGGCGAAGACAAGTTCACACGAGAAATACTGTATTACTGCGAATCCAGAGGCATAGCAAGTTACTTAGAGGCAAGAGAGCAGTTTGAACGTAGGGTATTAGAAACAGACGAGTACTACAACGGCATTATAAACGTTAGAGTAGGTGGATCTAAGATACTGCGTGAAGGCCTAAAAGGCAAATAAGCCACTTTTACAATAACACAAAATACTATACACTAATATACTGTGTAGGCACATTAAAATTCACTATATAGCAACATTGTTTGGTCGGGGTAGCTCGACTTACCTTGAGGTCACATCGATCTTGTGACTGGAACTGGTACGTTGCACGGCTTGATGCTAACGTAGGCATTAAAAGATCGTGGCTCTGTGAAAAAGATACAACCACAGCTTTAGTATAACTTGCTTAACAGGGTTATATTAGGGTTCCGAGACTATTGCGAAGGCTGTAGTAAGGGGTTGACGGGTTTCCGCCTCTGTACATATTAATATGTAATCTACTTTGTTAAGATGGTACGCTTATCTCACATGATGGCGACAATACTTTGCCCGGAGACGGGCGAAGTATGGCTCAACTATCTACATGATAGCAAAGTGCTTCGCACTTATATTAATCACATATGAAAAAACGTGTTTGAGCATAGCGAAAACACAGATGAGCGTTAAGCTCATCTACTAAACACTAGTGCAATTCAGGATCACGTCCATAACGGAACGCATCACTATCATACACTTCAACAGTTTCAACTTTGTATTGCTTGTTAGGATTTGAATCAACTAACTGTGCAATAGTTAAATCTGCTTCATACTCATCACTGCATTGAGTAACAACCTCTTTAGTGTCGCACTCAATAACATTATATCTCTTCTGAGGCATAAGAGTATTTACGGGGTGTACTCGATGAATTATGTATAAATATAAAGTAACAGGAGAGCAAACCATGAAAATAACGCAAATAACAAGTGAAAACGTTGTTAATGAAGCTCCCGGTGGTAATGTCTTAGGGAACGTTGCACGTAAAGTAGGTGCAAAAGTGGCTGGCGCCGTGGGTGCCAAAGGCACCGCCGCAGGAATGCAAGGAAAAAACGACGCTAACGCAAAAGCTAAAGAATTGTTTACACAGTATAGAGGATATATGGGTCAAACAGGTGGTAACCCTAAACAACCGACAGTTGATCAAGTATCTGACTTTATGAAAAAACAAGGATTACCTACAAACAGATTAAAAGGTTTACAAGGACAGCTTACACCTAAACAGGTTGATGACATCTTACAGAATACTGCACAGGATAGTTTCAAAGGCGGTGATGGACAAGCGGCCGCAGGAACAGAACCAGGAAGTCCTGGAGATCCTAACGCACCGAAACCGGGTGCCGGTGGTGCTGGCGCACCAGCAGGTGGACAAGCAGGTGCTAGTGGTATACCAGCTAACATTCAAAAGGCTATCGATAGCTTAGATGCTAATGGTAAAAAAGAATTAGCGGCACTATTGTAAGGATAAGGTAATGAAGTTAGGCGAAGTTACAAACTACAATTTAAAATCACAAACAATACTTGCTGAAAGTTGGCAAGAGCTAACAGAAGCACAACGTATCTACGTTGGTAGATGGGAAAAAGATGTATGGCCATTAGTAGAAGGCATGAGCAAACTACTAGAAGCTGATCTATCTCCTAAACAGATTGATAAAATCTTCAGTGATGCAGAACAAACTGCAATAGACTCAGGCAATAACAAAACTGCATTGGGTAAAGCAGGACAAGTAGTAGGCGACCAAGCTAAAAAACTTACAGATCAAATTAACAAACTAGCCGATGCGGCACAGCAAAGTGGACCAATTAAAAACTTTGATCAACAGTTTGAAAATCTTAAAGGACAATTAAAAAAGAAACTGCAAGGTAATCCAGCAGGACAAAAGATACTTTCAATAGTTGATGGTTACGGAGGATTTGCAAAAGAAAATCCTGCCAAGGCGGCATTTATAATTGGTGCAATGACTTCAGTACTTGCTTTTGCAAGTGGAGGTATTGTAAGTGGTGCGGCAATTGGTTTCTTTTTAAAACTAGCAAGTAACACACTCA